TTGCTGGATTCACCAAAGAAATATCTTCAACAGATCAGGCTTTATGATTCGCATATCAACACGAAGCTGGAAGATTTGCATCAACTGAAAGAAATGGTAACAAAAATCACGCCAACATTGAAGGATGATGTTGTTTCTGGCGGGGGCAATCAGGACAAGCTTGGTGATGCGATTGCAAAGATCGTTGATCTTGAAGCGGAGATTGACCGGGATATTGACCACTATGTTGCAGCGAAGCAGGAAATCAGCGCCACGTTGGATAAGCTGACTGACCCTGACCAATTACAGGTATTGCATATGCGCTATGTGCAAAACAAGACGTGGGAACAGATAGCTTGTGACATGGGCTTTTCATATCGCTGGGTTTGCACCATTCACGGTAGGGCATTGCAGCAGATCGAAAAAATCTTGAAAAACACACAATAGTACATAGAAGTACATAATCATAGTGTGATATTATTATACTGCAATAGTAAACAAGATATTCTTCTTAGCCTGACAGGTTCATTCTTCTTCCCTGTCAGGCTTTTTTAATTTCAAAAATGGCTGTTTTTGAAATTGAAAGCGTGAAAAGCTTCGTTTAATTTTAATTTTCAACATTGAAAGGCGGTGATGATTGTGGCGAAGTTGACAGCAAAACAGCAGCGTTTTTGTGACGAATATCTGATTGACCTGAATGCTACACAGGCCGCAATCAGATCCGGATATTCAAAAAAGACAGCGGGAAGAATCGGAACCGAAAACGTTAAAAAACCTGTAATTAAAGATTACATAGCCAAAAGGATGGCCGAAAAGGAAAGCGCGCTGATTGCAGATCAGGACGAAGTGTTGAAGTATTTGACATCTGTTCTGCGTGGTGAAAGTCAGTCAGAGGAAATTGTTGTCGAAGGTATAGGTGACGGATGCAGCGAAGCAAGAACGATGCAGAAAGCGCCGTCCGAAAAAGATAGGCTGAAAGCTGCTGAACTACTTGGAAAGCGCTACGGCCTTTACACTGATAGGGTCGAAACTGAAGTGGACATGGATTTGAACATTACTGTGAATTACGGTGACGCAGATGAATAGGGACAAACTTCTTGCGGAATACATTGCACTGGAATTTCCAGAATGTGATAAAACGGATGAATTGCTGAAAAGCGTTTCTGATTCACTTGGATTTAGTGTATATTGCCTTGCGATGGCGTTAGAAGATTTTAAGTCTGAAATAAGAAAGCTGTTCCCATTCTGTCTGCTGTTTGGATGTGATGACGGATGAACATCAAAGTCCAAGCAAATCCATGTTTCAAGGAAGTTGACCGCAGCACAAAGCGCTATATCGTGATGAAAGGTTCTGCTGGCTCTGGGAAGAGCGTTGACACGGCGCAGAATTACATCCTACGGCTGATGCGTGATAAAGGCCGCAACCTTGTCTGCATCCGAAAGTCCGACATCACAAACCGAGACAGCACATTCGCGGAGCTTACAGGCGCTATTTATCGTATGTTTGGAGATCAGGCAGAACGGTACTGGCAAATCAATATGTCCCCGCTGAAGTTGACCTGTAAAGCCAACGGCAATCAAATCATCTTTCGCGGCATGAACGATGACAAGCAGCGTGAAAAGCTGAAGTCAATAACGTTCCAGCGCGGCAAGCTGACAGATGTTTGGTGCGAGGAAGCAACGGAGCTGACACAGGCTGACGTTGAAATCATAGATGACCGTTTGCGCGGCGAATTGCCGCCCGGTCAGTTTTATCAGATCAGAATGACCTTCAATCCGGTGAATAAGAATCACTGGATTAAGAAGGTCTTTTTTGATATCCCTGATGACAATGTGCTGACACATCACAGCACATACCTGATGAACCGCTTCATTGATGATGCGTATAAAGCCCGTATGGAGCGCAGAAAGATCGTTGACCCTGAAGGTTATCAGATATACGGTCTGGGCGAATGGGGCGAAATAGGCGGTCTTATCCTGCACAACTGGGAAATCAGAGAGGTAAGCCGAAACCTGAACGATTA